ATTTACAAAGCCTGGGGAAAAGGACCCTCCCATGTTTTCTCTAAGAGCAGAGGCCCACTCCAAGAAATATCCCAGGGATGAGCATGGCGAATGGGACGATGAGCATGGCGAATGGGACGATGCCGTGAAGATAATCGAAAGGCAGAGCCACCTTAGAGGATATAATAGTGCGAAGTAAAATCTCCAAAATTACGAGTGCTACTTGCAAAAGAGTATAGTGCAAACCCCTTGACAAACCTTACGTATGGGGTTATACTATAGGTAGAAAATAAAGGAGGTAAGGAAAATGACAAGGCCAGAAATCAGCAAGATGTTCCAGCAGGCGAAGCGGATGGTTGACCCTCCCAGCGGATACCTTATGGCACTTTATCGGGCAAGGAAAGACCTGATGTGCGAGCAGGAGTATCCCCTTGAGGCAGCAGCGGAAAAAGCAGAGAGGGAGAAATGGGAGGAGAGAGAAAAAGCCCGGAGGCAAGAGGAGTTTAAGCGGAGTTTCATTGGTCGAGGAATAGACTAGACAAAGAGGAGAACAATGCACCTACACCCCTACGTGGTAATGTTGGTCAAGTTACTGATTGAAGAGGGTCATGCAGGCCCAAGACCCTTTGGCATCCCAAGAGAAATTTGGGAGGCTGAAATTAGAGAAAGAGACAATCGATGCCTAATAGAATCACCCTAGTAAGCCTTAGCTGCCTTCGGCGTGGGCATCACTGGATACCCCGCCAGGCTGAGGTTCGCATCTGCCCCAAGTGCAAGTCCCCCTACTGGGATAGGCCAAAGAAGTCCTAGCTTTGAAAATGTCCGTTTGTCCAGGGGGCTTGACAAACCCGTAGCTATATGCTATAATAGAATCACAATATGAGAAGGTGTGCATACATACATATAGATTTAAGATGCCCTTTGCGATTTAGACCCTATCGCCTATTAGGGCTTAAGGTATTGGCTAGCGGTAAAAGAGATACGGAGTTCCGTAAATCCCCTGCATTTGTTATGTGGTGTGATGTTGGGGGATTATCACCTGATCAAACTAGAGAAGCCTTGAGAGCTGGGGTGGCCGAAAGGAAGGCACTGGAGACGTCCAGGTAGGGAAACTTGCCTAAAGGGGCAGTTATCCCGTCTAGGTCTGACTGTAGCGACTGATCCCCGCTAAGCCAATAAACTAGCCCCAGCAACATGTCATAGCAACCCGCCAATGACGTTTTGCGACTTTGGCGGGTTGCCTTATTTGAAGAGTATTATTAATGAACAACAATGGCGAGAATGGCATATCTAAAAAAAAGGAAAATACAGCTAAGAGGATAATCATCGCCCTCAAAGAAACGCAAGGGCTTTTAACGCTCGCTGCACGCAAGGCTGGCGTCTCCTATAGGACGGTGAATCGCTATGCCAATGAACTCCCCTCGGTGAGAGAGGCTGTGGAGGAAGCCAAAGAAGCCGTAACTGATTTAGCCGAGGGGAAGCTATATGGGAAGATAAGCGATGGGGATGTCACTTCTATAATCTTCTATCTGAAGACACAAGGCAAGAAGCGGGGCTACATTGAAAAACAGGAGATAGAGCATAGTGGCCATATTAGCGAAGCCAGTGACCTCCCCGACGAGGAGCTTGAGCGAATTATCCATAATAGACGCAGCAAAGGAGTTGCTGAGGAGGCGGAAAGCTCGTAGAAGTCTAATCCCATTTTGCCAATACACCCTTCCCGAGTACCAAGCCCCCCCGCACATCCAAGCCCTTGCCGATGCCCTCGAAGCCATAGAAAGAGGGGAGCTAAAACGGCTCATGGTCTTGATGCCACCAAGGCATGGCAAAAGCGAGATGATTTCACTTCGCTTCCCCTGTTGGTATTTAGCAAAACACCCGACAGACTATATGGTTCAAGCGGGCTATGCTGAATCAATAGCCCTGACGCATTCCCGTCGGGCAAGGGACATATTTATAGCTCCTGAGATGTTTAGGTTATTCCCTAATATCTACTATCGCCCTGAGCGGGCAGCTCAGGAATCCATAGTGCCTGAGAGGCAGGCTGCGCACGAATGGGGGACCAAGCAAGGCGGGTCTTATTATGCTGTAGGTATAGGTGGGGGGTTGACGGGGCGAGGTTTTAATATAGGGATCATAGATGACCCTGTCAAAGACGAGGAGGAAGCCGCAAGCCAAACCATAAGGGAAAAGGTCTGGGAATGGTACGGGAAGGTATTCAGGACACGGGCGGAGCCGGATGCCTCTATCATAGTGGTGATGACAAGATGGCACCAAGATGATCTTGTAGGTAAACTCCTGAAGCAAGCGAGAGAAGACCCCACCGCTGACCAATGGAAAATCTTGCATTTCAGCGCTATTGATAACGAGCAGGCATTATGGCCTAAAAGATATGATCTAGAGGAGCTTAAGAAGATACGCTCATCAATAGGGGGCAGGGCTTTTGAAAGCTTGTACCAGGGCAACCCCACTATAGCTGAAGGGCAGATAGTCAAACGGGAATGGTGGAAGTACTACCAGGAGCCTGCTCATATCTTGAGAGTAATACATAGTTGGGATACAGCTTTCAAGGACCGAGCTCAAAACGATTACTCAGTCTGCACAGTATGGGGAGAGGCAAAACATGGGTTTTATCTCCTTGATGTGTGGCGAGGCAAGGTAGAGTTTCCCGAGTTAAAGCAGGTTGCAATAGCTCTTTATGACAGGGATAAGCCTAGTTTGGTTTTGGTTGAAGACAAAGCCTCTGGGCAGAGCTTAATCCAAGAGATGCAACGAAATACAAGGATACCGGCATTTCCCGTTAAAGTAGATAGGGACAAGATCGCTCGAGCTTATTCAGTCACCCCCCTTATAGAAGCGGGCAAGGTGCTACTTCCAGAGTCAGCGCCCTGGCTATTTGACTATATTGAGGAGATGTCAGCCTTCCCAAATGCCGAGCATGACGACCAAGTGGACAGCACGACTCAGGCATTGTCCTTTATGCGTACAGTAGAGGGGCAGGAGTCCGTTGTAATCTATGACGCAATGAGTGAAGTAAGGGATTTGGATTTATGACAGAGAAAGCAGAAGCTCGCTTAAGAGAATTGGCGCCTAGAGACGAACTAGATGTTCTTGTCCATGAGGCTACCCAAACTGTTGAAGACGAGCTAAAACTCGAAGATACGGGATGGATAAACCTTAGTGTTGGAACCGCTGATGTCATTGGATCTTCTGAGAGACAGACAAACCTTAAGTTGTCCCGTCTCTATTTTGCCAAAGACCCACTTGCCCGCCAGTCGATTAGATTATGGACAGACTACACATTTGGCGCTGGCATGACATGGCAGACTGAGGACAAAGAGGCTAATGAGGCGATGGAAGCGTTCTGGGGGGCTAAGGTTAATCAATCTTTGTTATCAGCACGAGGGCAGCGTAAGTCCTCTGATAAGCTACTGGTAGATGGGGAGATATTCTTCGCTATCTTCTTGGGGGAGACAACTACTATTAGGCGCATCGACCCATTAGAGATAACCGAAATAATCTCTGACGAAGAAGACAAAGATAACGTGATGTTCTACCGCCGGGAGTGGATGGATGCACAAAGCGCTCCTCACATAGATATTTATAGGGATGTAGCGAATATCAAGGGCAAAGCAGCTCTTGATAGTTCAGGTGCCTCAATTAAGCACAGTCAGGATGCCCTTGTTTACCACCTGACCTACAACACTATCAGCCAGCGAGGGAATCCATTGTTACTTCCAGCACTGGACTGGATTAAACAATATAGACGTTTCTTGGCTTCCCGGGTAGCAATTATGTTGGCCTTAGCGAGGTTTGCATGGCGATCCAAAGTCAAGGGCGGGCAGACTGCTGTAGACGCTATTAAGGCAAAGACTCACCAATTACAGGTAGCGGCTGGTTCGCAGTTAGTTGAAAATCTAGGTGTAGACACTATGCCGATTAAAACTGAATCTGGGGCTGCTTCGGCTTACCAGGACGGTAGGATGATTAAGCTCCAGATAGCGGCTGCGGTAGGTATCCCTGAGCAGTATTTTGGAGACATCTCGATTGGTAACCTTGCCACTGCCAAGACCGTCGAGCTCCCGATGATGAAGATGTTCCAGTCCTATCAGCAGGTCTGGAACGATACCTATCAGGATATTGATGAGATTGTGCTGGAGCATACTGGTATTAAGCCTAATAAGTGGTATATAGACAGAGACTTTCCGCAGATAGCACCATCGGATATAGAGCAAGCGGCGACAGCAATGGTTCAGATACTTCAAGTCATGCCTTCCCTTGCCGCTTCGGATGATGTCAAACAGATAGCGTTGATGACGTTGGGGGTGAATGACCCCAAGGAGGTAATAGAACTCTTAAAAAAGGAAGAGGAGGAAAAGCCAGAGGAGCCCCCAGAGACTGAGAATACCGAAGCTGCTCTGCTTAGGGTATTCAAGGGAATAAAAGAGAGTCTAAGGAAAAAGGAGTAGAAAATGTTTGATGCGGCCATCACAGGTATAATCCTGGGCTTGATACTAGCAGGGGTATTTGGGGTGATTCTTATAGCAGCAGCTATCAAAAGGAGTAAGGGATGATATGCGAGAAGTGTGGCAAGGAAATGGATAGGGCAGATGGGGGGATGACCATAACGGGGATTAAGGTTGATGTATCAATCCTTCCGAAGGATAGAACTCTAGAAAATGTAAATTATTACAATGAGCAGCTAGGCAAGTATAGTGATGGTTACGGGGAATGCCATAGGGGTATCTGCTATGAATGCTATATTGACGCTCTGCTTTCTCATGGTAATGTTCCCATAGGAGTGAGAGATGACGTGTGAAAAGTGTCTTGATTGGGGTTTTATAGAGCAGGAGCATGGGCTTCTGAGGATATTTTGTGATTGCGAAAAGGGAATAGCATTAGCGAAGGAAATAACAGGAGATGATAGCGACACTAAACGAGATAATCAGTTTACTGGAAGCGGAGATACCGGCAAACCCAAACAACCCCGCAAATATAAGACAACGAGAAAGGCTTGAGGGGGAGCTAGTTAGATACTTTGATAGGCTAGAGCAAGCATTCCCCTATACGGCTATTGAGAGAATCTACAATCGGTACGTCAAGGAGGATTGAGGAATGGCTGACAAAACACTTGTGCTTGCGCTACCCCCAACGAAGACGATCGATTTGGGCGATGGGACTTATGTTATCGCCTTGTACGCTATCGCTGAGCCAGCGGGCTTGACCGACACGACCTTCCGCACGGTCCTACCTCCACTCAAAGCGGTCAACAACGGTGACGGGACTTATAACGTGGCGACATCTATTGTATAGGAGCTGAGGATGGCCGATAAGACATTTACAAACCTACTACCTCCAACCAAAGCGGTTGATCTAGGCGATGGGACTCATGCCCTAGCTGCGAGGATTATGAATCTAGGCAACCTGGGGTCTACCGCATATATGGTTCCGGATGATGCCGAGGTGCTTGAGAAAGCCTATGCTGCTATCCTTGAGGGGTTAGGGTATCCCGTAGAGGTTGGGGATGGGGTTTTGGATAACGACAAATTCGAAACTTTAGTGGATGCCATTGACAAGGGCGAGATAAACATTGGAGCAGGAACGTTGGCTTGGAGTGGCTATGAGTACCTGAAATCTTATCTTTCAGTTAGAGGTAATCCCGGGGCAAGGCTCCTCTGTGATACGGACAACGTGGGGATATTTTACGTTGATAGGCTTGGAGGTCCTGGAATATGGAATTGGATGCAGCTTGAGGCTGACGCTGCCAACTGGACAGTAGAATCTGGCACTTCGGCGTTATCGAATGATGCCGTAGTCGTAGAACAGGGTACGGGTTCCCTTAAATCAGTGGTGACAGCTCTCGTTGGCGGCTATTGCGAAATCAAAAGAACATTCGTAGCTGCGGATTTATCTAAGGCGGCTGTATTTTCTCTCTGGATTAGGCAGCAGTCAGGAGCCACTGGGCTTGTTACTGTTAAGCTGTGGAGTGGCGCTGCTTATATCAGCAAGAGATTTAACATCGGAGAGCAAAAGCAGTTCGTGGAGGTGTTCTTCCCCTTCGATTCCTATGATGGTAGCTCAGGCACTTTTGACCAAACTGCGATTGATGGTATTAGCATAGTAGTGAATAAGACTACCACCTGGAACTTCGATTGGCTGCGCTGGATGGTGGGGTTTATTACACTGGACAACTTCCGTGCTACTGGCGACTCTACAAACCAAGCTATCGGAGATGACACGCTCATAGCTACCTGGCCAGGGGTGGCGTTCTCAACGATTAAGAACCTTGCGCTGACTTTCGCCAATGATGAGGCATTGGAACTTCACGGCAACCGTTGGTTGATTGTTGACGGATGCACCCTTGAGCAGAGATATAACCCAACGGCTTCTGGGGGTGGTCCTGCCCTGGATGCCGGGCCAGGAGAAGGTGCCGGAGTATATCGTAACCGCTTCTGTAAGTTTATCAACCTGAATATCATCAATGCACAGCAGGCTGGGTTTTCCCTGTGTGGCGACTTTAATTTGCTGAGCAATATCAATGTTGTCCATGTTGGGTCAACTCTAGGATCAAGTATAGGATTAGAGATAAGACATACCTATACTACGGACAACTTAATCTCAGGTGTTACCGTTGAGGAGGCGGGGGTTTGTATCCAGATTACCGAAAGCGCCTACGGGAACATCATTGAGCGGTTTGTAGGCAGGTGTCGAAGGAATGGGACAGTGGTTAAGCTGGCGGCAACCTGTGGCCCCGGAAATAAGTTACTTTCGTTTAAGGGCTATGGTACGACAGAGGGTGGCCCATTGGGCACAGGTGTAGACTTTCTAGGGACTGGAGCAGACAGAACTGTAATCGGCGGAGCTGGTGAGTGGTATTTCCTTGCAACCGCGATTGATATAGCCAATGCCAACGAGGACGTGAGAGTTGAGGGGCAATGGTTTCGTAGTTGCACAACTGGTGTCAATATCGCTGCCGGCTGTCTCCGTACAATCGTAAGGAATAACAAGTATGACAACGTAGCCACGCCAATTGTGGATGCTGGCACGGATACCCAGTTCGACCTCGATATAATGTCCATAGCTCTCGACCTTTCTGGTGGCGCTGCCGATATGATAGTGTTTAATGCCATCGGATCATTTTACTTGTGTGGCTATACTGTGCTCTATTCTGAGGCGAGCTCTGCTAATGCAGGGGTTAATATCCGGGTAGGTAGACTGCAAGCTGGTGGAGCTTTTGACGATGATTATTACGACATCGTTGCCAGCACAATAAACGAGGCATTGGGATATTCGGTTAGATATAGAACCGCCGACCTACTCCAGCACGCAATCGCTACCGGCGAGAGCGTAACCGTAGGAACAGCAGGAGGCAAAGTGGGCACAGGCGAGGTTAAGATCATTCTACACATAGCGAGGTTACAGTAATGGATGGCGAAGTTTATATAAATAGCGCTGGGGGGAAAGAGGATAGGGGGGTATTGGCAGCGCATATTGCCGACCTCGATGCTCATACCAGAGACATATTCGAGGAGGTTAGAACGGGGGAGTATTTCTTTCCCTTTCACGGGGAACACTCGACCTCGGCGATTGCCGCCAATAGGCTTCATGCCGTGCCCTTTATCGTGCCAAGAGCTATGACCTTTGACCGCATCGGCATATCTATTACAGCAGGAGGGGCTGGTGGCTCAAAAGCCCGCCTGGGGATTTATAGTGATGGGGCAAACATAACCCCTGGCGCTCTCTTGCTTGACGCAGGCGAGGTAGCTGCCGATGGCGTGGCAGTTGTGGCTTGTGTTATAAATCTAGCGCTTACCAAGGGGCTCTATTGGCCTGCTGTAGTTTCCGACGACACGCCGACACTGCGCTCAACCTATAGCACTAAGGGTATTATGGGACTAAAAGCCGATTGGCAGCTAGTGCAAGGGCGGTGGCATGCAAACTTTGCCTATGGGGTTTTATCAGGCGCAGACCCATTTCCTGGTGCGCCTACTGCTCATTATGATTGCTTAACTATTGCTATGCGTGTAGCTAGTTTGGACTAGGAGAGATAATATGCCAGAGACTAGATACGTTAGGGTATTCGATGACGGAGTAGAGATAGACGGTGACCCCTATGAGGTATCTGATAAGGAGCTTGAGGAGGAAGCCGAGCAAAATGCCATGCAAAAGGCTAGAGAAATGATAGATGCTATTTCTAATCTCGCTCAAGCCAAGGTGTTTCTAAAGAAGCTATGCCGAAGGCTATTTGCGAATGGAGCCTTACCCTGATGCCACTAGAATCAGACATGGATGATTTCCTTGACCCGCTATTGAACGCCTTTAATTTCAAGCTTAAAGCAGATATAGCAGGGGAATTGGCAACGATATATTTCTCTGGTAGCGCCGAGATGGTCACTTATGGCAAGACCAAGATGGGTGTGCCAATAGCCTATGAGGGGCCACCAATATCACAAGCGGTAGACTGGGCAAAGAAGCAAAGCGCTACGCTAGTCAAGGGAATGGACACAGAGACTAAGAAGCGGCTAGCTGGTGTAATAAGTCGGGGGATTGAAAGCAAACGGGGTATTCCCGGGACTGCTAGAGATATACGGAAATGGGCTGAGGAACTTAACAAAGATGTCAAACAGACATTTGTCGATATGTCCAAATATCGATCCGAATTGATAGCTCGAACAGAGACTTCTAACGCCCTCTCACAGGCAAGCCTTGATCGGATGCAGGAGATGGGGATAGAGGGTAAGGAATGGGTGACTGTTGGCGATGCAGATGTAGACACTAGAGTTTGCGAGCCGAATGGGGCTCAAAGGGTTATCCCAGTTGGGGAGCCATTCCAGAGCGGGGATATGGCACCACCTGGCCATCCTGGTTGTAGATGCGCCTTAGCCCCGGCGAGGTTACGGAAATAAACGTGGGGAGGCTGCTGGCAGCTCGTCTAGTCTCATAAGCTAGATTTCGAGGGTTCGATTCCCTCCCCCGCAACCAATACAGAGAGATAAAATGACGGATATAGAAGAACTCAAGAAGCAGATCGAGAAGATAGACTGGACAATAGATTACGGAAGTGTTAAAATACAAATAAGGGATGGGAAGGTAACGCTTATAACCCTGGAGAAAACAATCAAATCTGACTAAAGGAGGAACCCTAGTGAGATTATTTACAGTTTACACAACCCATACTGATTATGATGAACATGACCCATTCATTGTCTTAGCTGAAGATGAAACCCAGGCTAGACAACTAGTTGGAGCACATAAGGACTTTAGGGAAGATAGGATAGCAAGGCGAAGAGCATCAGGGCAGGAACCTTGGGGTGATGGGCATGTTTGGGGTTGGTATTTCCCAAAGGACAAGCCAAGTGAAATAGTTGACATAAAGGAGATGGGGCTAGAAAAAGCAATGGTTGTCTTGGCGGTATTTAACGCAGGATAAGGAACCTTAACTAAATAAGCCCAAGCGGAGGAACCGATAGGCTGTAAAAAGCTTGTCGGTTCCTCTTTTTTTATTGTCTGAAATTGAGGAGGGGATAATGTCCCCTTTTTTCAACATCCTTAGAGGAGACATTGTGTCTAAGTACAAATATAGGGCTGCATTAAGGGTAGCCCAAATCAAGAGAGACGAGGATATGCGGGATGATAGGATAGATCAGGCATCTAGTAATATACCCAATCCCTACATCATGCCTGATGGTACAAAAATCTGGTCTTTTGGAGGCGACAATGCCGTATACAATAGAGAATCCGCCTGAAGCGATTGAGGGCTTGCCCAAGCACGCTATCGAAATTTGGGTTAGTGCCTTTAATAGTGCCTTCAAGCAATACAAAGGCGATGAAGGTAAATCCTCAGGCACGGCGTGGGCTGCGGTAAAGACAAAATTCAAAAAGAATGAGGAGGGCAAGTGGGTGGCTAAAGAAGCTGTACATCCTCACGGTGAGCATTCTTGCGTATGCTCTAAGTGCGAGAACGAGGCAATCGTTGAAGCAGATGTCAAATGTAATACCCAGAAATGCTCAGAATGCGGCGCTCCGATGGTGGCAAAGGCGGCAGGTGAACGGAGGGAATCTACAAGACTAAGCAACGAAAACAAGAAGCAGCTTTTGCAAGCCGCTTTAGTTTCCGAGTACGGGATGGTTGTAGAAGACCCAATCCCCAAGCATCTGCAAGTAGAAGAAGTATTTGACAGTAATCTTACCTATAATGTTGATGGCCAATCCTATGAGGTGAGTTATGAACTTGATGGGAACGGGCAACCCTCATTCGGCGATTCCAAGAAGGTACTCAAGCAGACAATCTACAGACCTATGGAATCACTGAAGGTTAAATACTCTGAGATACTCCAGGAGGTAGGCAGGCGTAATGCCACGCTGGACTCAGTTCGGCTCAAAAAGATAGTCGAACTATGCCAGGAGCTGCTATCGTCCGAGGAGCCAGAAGAGAAGAAAACCAAGGAAGCCCTGAGGGAGGCCACATTAGTCTTAACATGGATCAAGGAGCAAGTAGCCATGCGGACTGAGGATGGCGTAAAGTTTCCGTCCTCTGCCTTCGCTTATGTCGCAGATGCCGACAAGCCCTCTGGGTGGAAACTGCGAATCTGGGAGGATTTAGAAAGGAAAGTGACTAGGGCTCAGCTTGGTAGGGTTGCTGCCTCGCTAAGTCCCGGCGGATATAAGGGGCAAAAGGTAGCGATAGCGGCTACCGATCTTAGCTCTGTAAAGCGAAAGATAAGGGCAGAATATCGCAAACTAGGCACAGAAGATGCGGACATACCAAGGTGGGTCAAGGAAAGCGAGACCAGGGAACTGATACAGAACTATGTCCCACTTACCGAAGTCAAGTTTGATAAGGGCCGGGCAACGGTAGTGGTCATTAGGGCTGGGTTTAATGTCAGCGAGGATAGATATTACCCCCCAGAGGTACTTAAACGGGATTACGGGGTATTTGAAGGGCAGAAGATGTATGCCGACCACCCCACAGAAGAAGAGGATAAGGCTCGTCCCGAAAGGTCGATTAGGGATTGGGTTGCTACATTGACCGAAGTAACTTGCGACGAGAAAGGCACTATTACAGGGGTTGCTGAGATTGTTGAGCCTTGGTTGATGCAGAAATTAGCATCTCTGCGAGATAAAGAGATGCTCGCCGAAATGGGCATCTCTATCAATGCAGTTGGCAGCGCTTCTAAGTCTACCGTTGACAATAAGGAAACACTGGTAATAGAGAAGCTCGTTGCTTGCAGGTCAGTTGACTTTGTAACTGAGCCTGGCGCTGGCGGAGTCGTCACATTCTATGAATCGGATAGGTCAAGGGATATTGACCTGGTGGAACTGCCAGCATTAAAGGAGAGACGCCCTGATTTGGTCAAGTCAATCGAGGCTGGAATCAGGATAGAAATACAAAGAGAGGTAAAACATAAGATGGAACTCGAAGAGAGGATTACCGACCTTGAAGGTCAGATAGGAACGCTGACCATAGAGCGAGACGACCTCAAGACCAAGGCGGAGGAGGCGGTGAGGGATAAAGCGAAAGCCGAAGCACAAGCCACTATCAAAGAGGCTGTAGACAAGGCCGAGCTCCCCCAAGCTGCTAAGGAACGCCTTACAGAGAGGTTCAAGGACGCCGAGACTGCCGATGGGATTGCGGAAGCGATACAGTCCGAGGTGGATTATATTGCCAGGCTGTCTGAGGCAGGCAAAGTGAAGGGTTTCGGGGGCTCCAAGCCGAACACTGAAAAGGATAAGGCAGCCCTCAAGGAGTCCTTCAAGCAAGGTTACATTGCTCAGGGAAAATCAGATGAAGAAGCCGAGAAATTGGCTGAAATCGCTGCCACTGGGCGATAAGTACGAAACTAACTAGGAGGTAAATACAATGCCAACGCAACCTTGGGGAGTATATCCCGATAGTTTAACTCTCGGGACTGAAGTAAGTTCTACCTACGAAGGTAGACACATAAC